AAAAAGGGGCTTCGGCCCCTTTTTTTATTCACCTCTAAAAAATAATTCTTGACTTTCACTCTCATATCCATTATACTATGACGATATTGAAATTTGTACAAAGGATTTATCAATGACCGAAGAAAAAAAGCCTGTTTCACTAGCTAGTCTCATGACTCCTAGCAAAACTGTGAGTGTAAAATTTCCTGGATATACAGGAATGTCCGTTGACGTATGTTATTTAGCTAGAGAAGAGCTAATAAAACTTCGAAAAAAATGTATAACCACAAAGTGGAATAAAAAAACTCATCAACCTGAAGAAGAGTTAGAAGATGAAAAATTTATTCATGAGTATACAAAGGCAGTTATAAAAGGTTGGAAAGGTCTCAAATATCGTTACCTAGAAGAGCTTCTTTTGGTAGATATAGCAGATTTAGATCCAGAGGATAACTTACCCTATACAGAAGAAAATGCAGAGTTATTAATGAAAAATGCAACTTCTTTTGAAACATGGATAACAGAAACTGTAGGTGATCTTGAAAATTTTACTGGGAACAAGTAGATAGAATACAAGATCTACTTGAAAGACATATAAGAGAGCGTGGCTCTAATTTTGATGTCGAAAAGTATTTATTAATCTGTGAACAGTTAGGCGAAGAACCTAATCCTGATAAAATGCCACTTGAAGCTTCTGCGTTTCCGTATGAGGTTCAAGTGGCATTTTTTGTGTTGGGCTTACTACCAGATCGCTATGAAGGAATGTCTGGAACTTATATGGGAAAAGACTGGAGTTCTGCAAATTTTGTATTTGAAACATATAAAATTGAAAATATAGAAACTGTTGTATATTTTGCAAAACTTTATGAAAGACTCCTTGTAAAAGAAAGCGCAGAAGAAGCAAAAAGAGAAAGACAGAAAAGAGAAAGACAATCACAAGCAAAAAGCGGTAGAAATACCTTTTCAGTTACAGGTTAATGGCTAAAAAACGTACAGTACATGTTGATGTTATAGTTGATGATAAAGGTACAACTAAAAAACTTGCTATTGATAGTGATCGCCTTGCCAAAGGACTAGAAAAAGGTTCAAAAGGAACAAAAGATTTTGATAGAAACCTCCGAGGAGTTATTCAAACTTCTGCCGCAGGAGGTAGAAACTTTGCCGCTCTTGCTCAAGGAATAGCAGGAGGTATAGTACCAGTTTATGCTGCTTTTGCTGCACAAGTATTTGCGATTGGAGCAGCTTTTAGATTTTTACAATCTGCTGGTGATTTAGCAACTCTAGAAAAAGGACAAATTGCATATGCCTCTTCTACAGGTATTGCACTTAAAACTTTAACTACTCGAATACAAGAAGCTACTGATAGTCAAATAGCTTTTCAAGATGCAGCACAAGCAGCAGCCATAGGTACTGCTGCAGGTCTTACTGCGGATCAGCTAGAGAGATTAGGAAAAGCAGCAAAAGACGCTTCAATTATTTTAGGTAGAGATGTAACAGATTCTTTTAATCGACTTGTTCGTGGTGTAACAAAAGCAGAACCAGAACTATTGGACGAACTTGGTATTATATTAAGATTAAAAGATGCTACAGAAACATATGCTGCGAGTTTAGGAAAAAGTGCAAATGACTTAAGTCAGTTTGAGAAGAGTCAAGCAGTTGCAAACGATGTGCTTACTCAAGCAGAAGAAAAATATGGTAGAATTATAGCCATAGTAAATCCTTCCGTAAACGTATTTAATAAATTTGGAAAAGCTTTTGATGATATTGTAAACAGTATTAAAAGAGGTTTTGATAAAGTAGCTCCCGTTTTTGAAACACTGGCTGAAAACCCTTTCGCTACTCTTCTTTTAGCTTCTCCTTTACTACAAGGTTTTTTGAGAGTAATGGTCCCTGGGTTTGAAGAATTAGGTGAGAAAGTAACAGGCGCATTTAGTGGTATAGGGGACGGCTTAGAAAATATGAAGAAAAATGCCGATACAGATTTAAAATCTTTGCGTCTTCTTTCAGGAGATGCAGAAGCGGCAAAGTCTTTTATAGAACTTACAAATCAAGATCTAGTAGAGTTAGCAGATAAAAGTGAAACAGGTTTTCTAGGATTAAAGAAACTGCAGGGAGGAGGAGAGCTTGCAGGTAGAACTATAACTAAAAACTTTAATGACGCAAAAAATGCTACAGGTGTTTTTGCAGATATGCCTGATAAAGTTAGAAAGAAATACATGCAAATGTTTGGTGATTTACAGCTTGCTTCAAAAGTAACAAATGGAGTAATGAAAGCTGAATTTGCAAAGGGAACTACATTTATAAGACTTCAGTTTTCAAAACTAACACTCAGAATAAAGAAATTTTTTACAAGTATTTTAGTTTTTTCTGGCAATGTAGTAAAAGGAATAATAAAGAACTTTGGAAAAATAGCTTCTGGAGTTGGTCTAGTAGCTATTGGATTTGATTTTTTACCTGATAAAATAAAAAAATTCTTTAGTACAATAGAAGATCCTGCAGTAGAAAAGTTTTTAGAATTACTTAAAAGTACAAATATTGAATTTAGTAAACTACTTGAAATACAAACAGTTTTAAATGAGGACTTTGAAGCTGCAGGAAAAACTGTAGTTGGAGTTCTAAAAAATGTTGCAGATGCTTCTGCAGCTATCTCCGGCGAAGAATATAGAGAAAACTTAGAGGGTGTTTTTAAAGCCATTGCCGATAGTAAAATAAAAACTCTTAGTGAAAGTGGATTATTCGCAATAAATGAACTAATAAACGAACAAACAAAGTCTTTAAAAAATCTTACAACAACTATTGATAAAACAAATCTAAATAAATCTTCAAAAGCAGCAGGAGCATATAGAGAGGAGTTAGGAAAGGTTCTTCAGGCACTAAAAGACGCAAGAGAGGGAAAAGATGTAACTGTAGACATTGATAAATTTCTTGCTACAAAAGCCGCTTTTGAAGATATAGGAAAAACTATTGCTTCAACAATACAAAGAACAAAAGATATTGGACAAGCATTAAATGATGTCTTTACCGATATGGTTACAAAAGGCCCTCAAGCAGATTTACTTGCAAACCTGAACGCGCAGGTGAAAGCATATGAAAAAATTGAAGAAGATGGAACCGGAGCTCAAGGAAAAAATTTAGTACTCGCAGAAAAACAAGTAAAAATGCACAGAGAGCTTTTAAAGATTTTAGAAGCACAGAGAGCTGTTTTAGTCGAGTCTCAAATAGCTCAAATTAACAGAGAAAGAATAACAAGAAGAGAACTTGTTTTTGCTACTCGTAGACAAAAAGATATTATAAATGATAAGAAGACAGAAGATGAAGTAACAAGACAACTCAAAGAAAAACAATCAGAGATTAATACTATAATAGGGCTTCATCAGCAAAAAAATACAACACTAAATGATGATCAAAAAACTCAACTTGAGCTACTTTTACGACAAGAATCATCATTACAAGACCAATTAGATCTTATTGAGTTACAAAGAAGTGCTTTATTTCAAATACAAGATTCAATAAGAGAAGGATTAGAACAAGGACTTGATAAAAATATATATGATCTTCTTGTTGGAAATGAAGATGATTTAAAACAAGCAGCATTAAAAATAGCACAAACAGTAGAGGAAACTCTTGCTAAAAGATTATCAGGAATATTTACTGATTTTATAATGCAGGCTTTTGGAGGAAAAAGCGACGAAGAGAAACAAAAAGAGTTGTATAAAGGAATATTTGAGGACGGAGGTAAGACAATAGCAGACGCCATGGATGCAGTTGCTCAAAGAATTATAGACGGAGCAGCGAAAATTCATGATACAGCTCCTGTAGTATCCGGAACAAGTGTAGCAAAACAAAATGCAGATGGAAGTTTTACTGTTGAAGGAGGAATAGCAAGTGCAGAAGATGCAATTTTAGAAACAGCAAAGAAGACAACAGAAGTTTTAGAGAGTGTACATAACTCTACAACAAACTTTTTAGGAACAAAGATAGTAAATGCAGTGGAGCTAGCAAAACAAATTGGTCAAGAAGTTAAAAATGGTATAATCGAGGCTCAAGCAGGTGGTACAGCTCCTGTAGTTACTACAGGTGCTGGTGCTGGCGCTAGTCGTAAAGTTGAAGAGTTGATGGTGCCAAAATCCACGCAATTTATAAATAATGCTACTGATGACGAATTTCGAAAGCATTTACAAACTTTTGGAAAAGACCAAGAAAATATTACAGAAATAGATACAGAAAATACCCAAAAGAATAAAGCAAGTATCGATAAGTTTGGATTAATTGTAGATAGATTTGGTGCAGTTGGTATGGGGCAGATGAGTAATACAGCAGGTGTTACAAGTACTCTTGTCGGCGGATTTTTAGATATTCTATTTGGGAACGTAGGGGCTCCAGAAGGTCGTTACGGGGGTGTAATGAGAGATTATTCTACTGGAGGCATTGCAAGAGGAAGAAATTCTGGATATCCAGCAATATTGCATGGCACAGAAGCAGTTGTACCTTTACCAAACGGTAAATCAATTCCTGTACAAATGCAAGGAGGAGCTGGAGTAAATAATGTTTCTGTAAGTGTAAATATGGGAGAAGGAACTACAAATATTGAAGGAGGACAAGGAGAAGCAGAGGCTTTAGGAAGACTTGTTGCAGGAGCCGTACAAGATGAGCTTCAAAAACAAAAACGTCCCGGCGGAATACTTAGTCCCTTTGGAGCACCATAATGGCACTTGGATTTCAAGATTTAGGAAGCACACAGAGAAAGCCTGATAGAGGTCAATCTAAAAAAGTATCTCCAACACTACTGAAGATTCAGTTTGGAGATGGTTATGAGCAGAGAGTTGCAGAAGGATTAAATACTATTAAAGAAACTTTTAGTGTTTCTTTTAATAATCGGCCAAAGGCAGAAATTGATGATATAATTGCATTCTTTGATAATAAAAATGGAACTTCTCCATTAAATGGAAGCACTGCTTTTGCTTATACTATTCCTGATAGTAATCAGGGAAGTGGAGAAAGAACAATACAAGTTGTGTGTGAAAGTTATTCACAAACTTATAGTTATGATGACTTTTACTCATGTTCAGCAACCTTTAGGCGAGTATATGAATCATGACAGACATAGCGAAAAATTTACAGAAACAAGATCCCGGATCTTCGTTAGTTGTGCTGTATGAACTAGAATATGCTTCAAATAGTAAAGCATATTTTTTTGGCGGACTTACAGAATCTGGAAGTGTAACTACAGGAAAGCATACAACTTCTGTACAATTCAGAGAAACAGGAGGAACCGTACGAACTTATACTGCAATACCTATAAATGCAAAAGGTTTTGAAATGAATAGTGATGGAGCAATGTCACGACCTGAGATAACTATAGGAAATATTGGAAATGTATTGAGTGGTGCAATTGGAAATACTCCTCTTGAAGATTTAGTAGGAAAAAGATTAACAAAAAGAACAACATTAAGAAAATACTTACGCGATGGAACTGGAGATGCAACTCCGCCGATAGAGTATCCAAAAGTAGTATATATAGTTGATAGATTAAAGTCTAGAAATATATTAAGTGTTACATTTGAACTAGCGGCACCGTTTGATGTCGCTGGAATAACTCTTCCAAAAAGACAAGTTATAGCAGGAGCTTGTCCATTTAAATATAAAGGAGCAGCAGTTTCAGTAGCAAAACAAGATAGAGTAGGAGGGTGTAACTGGGATGCAAATTTTGTTGCAACAAGTAATGCTCTTTTTATGAATCGATTTGATGAATATATTTTACCTGTAGGAAATACTTATACTACTTTTTCTTCAAATGCAACGGCAGGAAACTATTATAAAACAGCGGCAAGTTTAACTAAGATAAATGCAGACGGAACAACTACAAGTCAAAGTGATTATAACTATTGGCAGTGTTTAAGTAATACAAATACTACTCCTGCAGATAATAATGCTGCATGGAGAAGAATAAGAGTTTATTACACATATGGTGGCTCAAATGCATATAATGGGTATACTGATAGTAGATATAATCATTTTATATTAGAAAGCGGCGTTCTTTGGCAAGTAAAAAAGAAAACACAAGCTGCAAATGCTCATTCAGCTCGACAAGAGGGAGAAAATTGGACTCTTGGTGATGTATGCGGAAAAAAAGTTGCTTCTTGTAGACTGCGATTTCAAGCAAAAGAACAGACAGGAGTTTCGGGAGGCGTAGCTTTAACTACAGCTAGATTTAGACATTTACCTTTTGGAGGCTTTCCAAGTGTACAACAAAGAAGATAGTGAAATTATAAATTATTTATTTGAAAAATATCCAGAAGAAGGTTGCGGCTTAATAATAAATCAAAAAGGAAAAAGAGTTTGGATACCTTGTGAAAATACAGCAGAAAATAAAGAAGAAACTTTTGTTATATCTTCTACAGATTATTTAAAAGCAAGCTTAAAAGGAGACTTAGTAGCAATAGTACATAGCCATCCAGACGCTTCACCAGAAGCAAGTGAGCACGACAAAAAGACTAGTGAATTTTTAGGAGTACCTTATATAATTTACTCTCTTCCAGAAATTGAAAAGTATACTTATACTCCAAAGTATATAAGATCTCCTCTATTAGGAAGAGAATATACTTTTGGTAATAATGATTGTTATTCTCTTGTTAGAGATTATTATAAACAAGAATTAAATATAGAGTTACCTACTACTATTTTTGAAGAAAATTGGTGGAATAAAGGATTAAATTATTTTAAAGACTTATATGAATCTTTTGGATTTGTACAAGTTGACAGCCCACAAAAGCATGATATTATAGTGTTTAAAATGTTGGCTCAAGTATCAAATCATTGTGGTATTTACTTAGGAGAAGATATTTTTTTACATCATGCAGTTAATAGATTATCATGTAGAGAGTCTGTTAATTCTGTATGGAGAAAATATATAGCAGGATATTATAGATGCAAACAGTTTACTTAAATGGAGATATAGCAAAATTTGGAGCAGTTTGGAATACAAGCTGTTCAAATATTCGTGATATTTTTAGATTAATTGAATGCCAAACTCCCGGGTTTCGTAAATATTTAATTGATGCATCTGAAGCTGGTGTAAATTATGAAATTAAAAGAGGAGAGGATTTTTTAGAAACTCCTGATGATTTATTTTTAAGTTTAAATGATGAAGATATAATTATTACTGAAGTTCCTTCGGGTTCTGGAGGTAATGCACAGCAAAAACTTTTAACAGCAATAGCTATCACTATTGGTCTTTTAAGACTAGAACTAATACCAGGTCTAACGAAAGTTCTTAGTTTTGGTTATGGAAAAATAACTGTAGGTACAATACTTGCAAGTGTA